AGAAGCCGCCGCCCAAGTCAAACCACCTGTATTTCCTGACTGTGCTGTTAGGACATATCCGTTTGTTGGTGTATTACTTACCTTTAAGTTTGCTTCGTCAACTACATTATCAGCTATTACTGTGGCACCATCGGATGTCGATGTAACTTCGCCTGTGTGATTTGGGTGTGTATAAGATGCTCCATCAGCCCCATCAGCTCCGTCAGCTCCGTCTGCTCCTGCTGCCCCAGTAGCTCCCTGTATTCCTTGTATTCCTTGTGGACCAGTTGCGCCAGTAGAACCTGTAGCTCCGTCTGAACCATCTGTTCCATTTGTTCCATTTGTTCCTGCTGGACCTTGAGGTCCTGCTACAGTTGAATCAGCTCCATCATTTCCTGCTGGGCCTTGAGGTCCTGTAGGACCAGTTGCTCCTGTTGGACCAGCTACAGTACTATCAGCTCCTGCTGGACCTGTAGCTCCTGTAGAACCAGTTTCTCCTTGTATTCCTTGTATTCCTTGAGGCCCTGTAGCTCCTGTCGGCCCTGCTACTGTAGAATCTGCACCGTCTGCACCGTCTGATCCTGCTGGACCTTGTGGACCTGTAGCTCCTGCTGGCCCTGCTACAGTTGAATCAGCCCCTGCTGGACCTGTTGGTCCTGTTGGTCCTGCTACTGTACTGTCTGCTCCTGCAAATCCACGCGGACCTGTTTGACCTGTTGCGCCTTGCTGTCCTGCTGGTCCAGTTGGCCCTGTTGAACCCGCTGGTCCAGTTAAGCCAGTTAAACCTTGTGGGCCTTGTGGGCCTGTAGCTCCAATGCCACCATTGGCTGCAACAATGTTAATATTATTTATATTGCTGGCAACTGTATTAACGTTACCTACATTGCTAGCTACTGTGCTTACACTTGATACTGCTGGTGCTACAGCCGTTACATCAGTAATATTATCTGAAACAGTTGTAACTTTTGTAATAACATTTGCCACATCGTTAACATCATCTATGTTATTAGCTACTGCATTTATATTAGTAGCATTAGAATTTGATGTAGTTATTGCAGCTATATTAGAATTTACCCCAGTAACATCAGCAATCTTAGAAGCTACAGTATTAACTTGCGCAATAGATCCAGCAACTGTGCCTATATTTGTTGATGCAATAGCTACAGTATCAATGTTTGTAAGTTTTGCTTGCACTGCTGTTATTTCGCCAAGTGAATCAGCAACATCATTAACGTCAGCAATAGAGCCACCAACTAAATTAACATTAGCAATGTTATTAGCTACATTATTTACATTAGAAAGTGCTGCATTAATTGCATTTACGCTTGTCATAGAGTTTCCAACAGCAACAACTTGTGCATTTGCACCAGCAACAGTAGTAATATTTGCGCTTATAGCAGCTAATGTAGCAATTTCAGAAGTAACAGAACCAAGAGCAGTTACATCCGCGCCAGTAGGGCCAACCTCTAAAGCACCAGTAGCGGTGTTAAATTGGATGGTCTTACCTTTGCGGCTGTCAAGTGCAGGGAGGAGTAAACCACTTGCCAACTCATAGTCATTTATTTGTATTGTGCGTGAAGCCTTATCATCGAGGTCTGCAATCTGTGCAACAATGCGATCTAGCTGTGCATCTATAGACGCGGCGTTATAACTGGACGTTAAATCGGTTGTACGCTCCATAGGAACGTCCCTAACAAGCGTTACCTTATCATTTAATGTAGAGCCAGTACCAAGAGTTAGAGAGCCTGTAGAGCCATTTCCTCCAGAAATTGTATAATGTGTAGTAATAGTTTTTAATACACTATTAATATAAACTTTTACGTCAGTATTATTATAAAATACAAATGGAATTACAAAAGCAGTTTGACCCGCTGTTGCTGTGTAATTAATTCTTGCTGTATTGTTGGCTATATTTATTGTCATGTGTCACCTCTGTACCCTTTTTTCCATTGATTGCATAGAAGCGCAACGCACAAAACATGCCGCACAATTTAGAACCCACCTATACCTCTAGGCATATCTATTTCATCTTTAGCAAACTTGCGGAAATCATTAACTAAACCTCTTAACCAAAATATATTCATAAATGGTAGGTCGCCAACTAGATCACTTGTACCTTTACCAACATCTCCAGTAACTAACTCAGCCATATTTCTATACATATCTAATCCATAGCTCGGGCCAGCACCAAGAATACCAGTAATAGCTTCACCTGTATCTGGTTTTTGTGGAAACTTAGGCTGTATTGCACCGCCAGTTACATTTGGTCCACCTAATGCTAGTGCTGTAGTCATGCCTGTATAGAACATATCTGTCATTATTGGCATTAACCCAGAGTAATCTAAAGATCTAAGGAATTTGTCTTGGTATGACATCTCAACCCAATCAGGAGTTTTAAGATTAAGCGTCATGTATCCTAAACCTAGAGCTAATGACGCTCCAATGTATTTACTTTTTACCTGACCATGTGCATATGCACCCATAGTTTTGTTAACAGCAGCTAGTGCGTAGCTGTAGAACTGAAACGGCAATCCAAGCATACCATTCTCAATACGCGCATAGCCTTTGTTTACAGGGTCTTCTTTCATACCAAACTTACTTGCTACACGCATTGGTATATATACAATGCCATCCGTAATAGTTGGTTTGTCTGCTGGCGTACCCATAAGTATAGTATTCATTACACCAGAACCTAATGCATTGCGGAATGTTTGCACTGTTTCATCAGCTTCTTGAATTTGTCTGCTGTATTCTTTTTCAGCTGCAAGTTGTAAACCAAATTCTTTTTCATTTCTAATATATTTAAAAGCATCTTCATCAATTCTTTGCTCATAATCTGGTACAGATTCACCAGCACGTATTTGTTTTGTTGTGTGATGTAATTCATGCATAAGAATAAAGTTTATAAATTCTTCTTCGCTATCCATTAAATCTATATTTTTAACATAAGTAACATGATGCCTATATTGTTCTTCAGTTAACTTACCATTTGCTAAATCATCATCTAATTTAGCTATCATTGCATCTTCGTTTACTTTTCCAGTTGGTTTATTATATGCTTCTCTTATTGCTTTTATATTTACAAAAACTGTTGCTGGATCTGGTGGATCATTAAAAGCTAGCCCTAAGTTACCTTCGTAGCCTCTTCGTTTAAACACATCATCAACAATTTTTTGATCTGTTATAATTCTACCAACATAAAATTCTTTGCCAAATCTATTTAACAATTCTTTTTCTGTCATTTTACTTAATGGCTTGCGTGATATTTTGTATGTTTTAGCCATATCAACTTTTATTTTTGCAAGATCAGGCTGCGCCCATTCTTCTGTATTAGCCATATACAAACCACTGTCTGTCTTTTCCCAATTAGATTTAGCTATTCTTTTAGCGTCAGCTTCATCTATGTTGTATCTAAGAAGGTATTCTTTTTCCATCTTAGTAATTTTTTTATTAGGATCAGCCCAACGCACAGCATAATCTATAAGGGTATGGCTGCGCATCATGCCATCAAAATCTTTTAATATCCTGGTCACTGGGCCCAATCCATTTAAAGTAAAGAAAGCATCTGTAGCTTTATCTAAGTAATCGCCACGAAAAGGATTGTTGTTTAAATCTTCAGACAAACGCATCTGCACATTACCAAGCAATCTTTCTAATGCTTCACCAGCTGCGCGTATTTCTAGCCCACCCATTTTCAATGCGTTCTTATCAAGCACAGAAAACAAGCCTTTCATTGTAGGTGCAAATCCATGTTCCATTACAATCTTTGCTGGCTCTGTAATAGTAGCTAATACCGCACCACCAAGGTAACTAAGTTGTGCTGCTGATCTTAATAATCTAGCAACTCCTTGATTCATTGCATCTGGCTTTCTAAGAACAGACCCTACAACTCTATCATAAAGTATTCTTTGTTCTTTTTGTGCTGCTCTTATCTCGTCAATGCTAGCACCAGCATCCATCATCTTATCATATGTGCCATCTAGTACATCATCTATTGAGCCGCCACTAAACTTTTTAGAAAACTCATAACGACCTGATGTCTTTTGTGTGTAAGCTTTCATAATGCTAATTGGATTACGCTGCATGTAATCAAGCACTAATCTATTAGGTATGTCTAATGCTCTATGTTTAAAGTGCTTTGACTTACCAACACCATAAAACATCTTATCAGGATCAAGAGGATCAGGATCGTTTAGCATTCTATCAACTGTATCTTTAACCCTTTTAGCTATAGCGTCAGGGCTTGATGACATTTTAACTTTACCCCATCTACCATCAGGTAATTTAGTATATGTCTCTGGATTGCTTTGATACCATTTAGCTAAGATCTTTTCAAACTCTGGTCTGTTAGCTTCAATCGCAGAAAAATCCCAATAGCGCGGTCTAAATATATCTTCATTAGGTGGAGTTAGTTTACCCATTGCACCTAAATCATCTAACTGCTGCTTAGTTTCTGCTATTTCTTTTTTAAATCTATCAATCTGTGTGCCAATATTTTTAGCATGTACTGTAGTTTTTGCACTAGCTAGTCTGATTTCTGCAGCTTTCAGCCTAGCTTCTCGGTCTAACATATACTTTTTATAATAACCTTCGCTTCCAATAAGACCTTCATCTTTTAAGCGCACTTCCCATTCATCATAAAATTCATTAAGTTTTTGCATAGCGCGCGCTTCAAAATCATTAGCTGGTTTTTCTCCACGTATAGCTTTGCCATCTATTTCTGTTACCCACTCTTCAAATGATTTACGCTTTGTCATGTAGTCTAATGGCTTTGAAACACCTGACCCTGTAGACTCACCCCATATAGTTGCTATCTCATCATATGCTTTTACCCATGTACCTTGGTGTAACTTTGCATTTTGAAATACTGAGTTACCTATCTTTTGTCCTTTTTTATTTGCAGACAATAAAATACCAGAATCATTAGCGATAGCTAACGTATCTAATTTAACATCATTAGGTATGTTTGGATTAGTTAATATTCGTTTCATAGGAGTTGTAGCTGATTTATATATCCAAGAATCTGTAAATATATTCTCTGGTATAGTTGCATCTGGGCCACCAGCAACAGCAGTTGCTTGTACGCCATCGCCTTTTAATGCTTTGTTTAACTCACCAATTTCAACTTCTGCATCTTGTGTTGCTTTAAATCTTCTTGCAGCTGGTATGCTTACCATACTATTTATTGCGCCACCAAAAATTGTAGAGGCTGCAATATTTAATCCTGACTCAGCAGCAGTAACAGTAGGATCAATAGGGTATCTAATAGCTTCTTGCGCAACAGCAACGCCACCAGTTGATATAGCACCAGCCCTAAAGCCGCCACCAATAGTCTTAGCAGCACGTAGCGGCAGAGAAATATAATTTATAGGGTCAACAAATTCACTTATTGCAAGCGCACCAAAGCTAGCTCTACTTAATGTTTCATCAACTTTTAACGCTCTATATAAATTGTTTACTTTAAAAGTTAATTGATCTGCATTCTCAGCACTAATTAAATGATGTGTATATTTTTCTAAACCTTCTGGTATATGGTCGATTGCATTAAAATTTGGGTCTTTGTTTTTAGGATCAAACCCAAATTTGATTTGTTCATTAAGAAAGTTTACAGAAGATGCATACTTATCTTCTAAGCTCGCACCAATTAGTTTGCTCCAACTAGGTTCTGGCGCACCTAAATTTGCATTTGTTGGTGATAAATTTTTTAATGTAGTAAATGCATTATCTACCATAATTATTTAGTCCTATTATTTAATATTGTTTGGTTTAGCCATAGGTCCAAATTGTTTAACCCTATCTTTTACTTCTATTTCATTTTGAGCTGCGTCTTGACTTGCACGTATTAATTGTTTTTCTAGAATATCTTCTTGTATTTTACGATTCTCTCTGTATTCAGCAGTTAGTTTTGTATTAAATTCAGCAAGAAACAATCCTTCTTCATTTTCTGTAAGTAAATATTTTATACCAGTAGGATTATTATTTTCATCAAATGTTTTATAAACTGGAACATACGATATTTCATTGGTATTTGGATTTGGTATTAAAAATACCTGTCTTTTTTCTGCTGTTTTCTTTGCATAGTTAACTTGTTCTTCACTTGAAAAACCTTCGTACTGTGTACCAAGTGAGCCAGCTTGCGCAAATTTATCAGCATGCATAGAAAATCTTAAATCAGGTAGTGGTTTGCCTACGCTATCTGTACCTGATTGCGGTATAACTATGTCTCTTAAGTAATCTTCAATCTTTGCTACAAATTCAATTTGCTCTCCGTAATCTGGGAATACAGAAGTAAGTGCGTATTGTGATTGTTGCTTATCAGAGAATGGTGCATCAGGATCTAAAACATATTCTGACTTTAAATACTTTTTCTCAATATACCTATCTATAAAATCAGTTATCATTTCTGGGTTATCACCACGTCTTGATAATGTTTTTACTACAGGTAATAAATCTCTAGTTAATGTAGGATCATCTGTAAAATCAGCAACAAATTCAGTAGGAGTTTTACCTAAATGCTCAGTTAAATTTTTACTTTCGCCATCACGCTCAAGCTCCGCAAACTGTCGTGCTATTTCAATTACAGGCATTCCAGTAATTTTTGCTGATCTTTGTATTTGATCTAGTCTACTTAAATTAGCTGCGGACATAACATCATTTAAACGACTTGCTGTTTTGCCATTAGCTATCCTAGAATTATCTAGCTCTACAAATAGTTCAAAATAACTTTGAGAGTTAGGGTCTTCAACTCCACTAATTAATTGCTCTAATCCATTTAATAATTTCTTACTAGGCGTGCCTCGTAATACTTTTAAAATTTTAGTTTTTTCTACATCGCTATATGTGCTGTATAAAGACACATCTAAATTATGATCTTTGTTTATGACAGTATCGGAAGCAGTTTGTAATTTTTTATCTTTTCTATTACCTGTGCCTGTTCTTGCAGTATTTTCTAAAGTTAACTGTGCATTTACCTTTTCTTCTTCATCTTCTCTATTGCTTATATTAATTTTAATACTGTCAGCAGCTCTAATAAATTCTTTAGGATCATTATTTCCTAACAGATCTACGATTCTTTTAGCGCGCATTACTTCATCTTGACGTACACTTCCGTCTGTGTTTGTCATACCCCTTACATCGCCTTCACGATTTGGCCCTGTTGCTGTTTCAACAAATTGTATTAATGCTAAAAATTGTGAAGATGTAGCAGTTTTGGCAAATTCACTCATTACACCAGCAGCGGCATTGCCTTCAATCAACTTTCTATCTCTAGTGTAATCTTCTACTGTATAGCCATGCTTGCCTATTTTACCTTTTAACTCTGCATCAACTTTATCTAATGTACTTTTGGTCATTAAGTTAGATTGTGCATACACAGAGTATTGTTGGACATAATCAAATGTTTTTAGTTTTTCTTGATTGTCTAATTTATTTTGTTCTGTTTGATTTGTTCCATCTGTTAACACATTAGATATATAAGTTCTGTCTGCTTTGTAGTCATAGACACCTGTACCAACCATTGTTTCTAACAAAGTTTGTTGTACGTTTGTTAATTGTGCAAAATCTTCTGCATTTGGATTTGCAATATAGCCCTTAACATAATCTAAATTTCCTTGATCTTGTGCTATATCTGCAACTTTAAATAATAATGGTTTAATTATTGCTTCTCTTAAAGCTTTAACATCACTTTCAAATGCTTCTGAAGTATATACACTACCTTCAGCGTTCATTCGTTGTGTTAGTACACTAACTTGTTCTTGATAATGTTCGTAAATACCTTGGACTAATGGCGCAACCATATCTAATGACTCGCCATCCAAACGACCAAATCTTTCATCTATTACTTTATCACCAATAGAGTTTACAAGTTTTGATATTTCACTAGTTATTTTTCCAGTTTGATTATTAAATATTACGTTATTATTTTTAAGGTCTAATTTTTTTTGTGCCGTTAATGCTTTTGCTTTAGCTGCTTGCTCTGCATTATTTGCAGTTTGCACTTTATAAAATGTACTATTCATTGATTCTGCTAATGAACTTGCATTAACAGCAATGTCATTAATAGTATTTACATCTAAATAATCTTTTATTTTACTAAGCTGTACTTTTGATATTTCATCTAAGTGATTTTCAACAACACCACCAGATTTTATGTAAGTAATAATAGCTGCTCTTTGTGTAGGATTTTCTGTTTGACTAATTAAGGTACTAACAAATCCGCTTATACCAGCTATCTCTAAGCTTGTTTGTGTAGCCTCTGCTGCTCCAGCTTTAAGCAAATTAGATGCTTCGCCATTTTGAAAGTTAGCTACGTTTTCTTCAATGACGCTTAACATTTCTTCAAGATTACCAGCTTTACCATAATCAGTGACAGCTTCTACTGCTGCTGTACCTTTTTTTATAATAGAGTTGCCAGCGTCTAGCCTAACTTTATCTCTTAATTCTTTTTGCAAAGATAATTTATTAGATGCTAACTGCTTACTGCCATGCACTTCTATAAAAGTTTTATACATGCCATCTGCATTTTCAGACATTGCAGCTATATGTTGTGACATAGCTACTGCATATTCTTCTGGTTTATATTGATACCTTAACGCTAATTCTTGCGCTCTAATATTCATTTCGTCTTTTATAGAGTCTTCGTATCTTTGGGTAATAACATTTCTATAAGCTTTTTCAGCTATTGATCCCATGCCTTCTGGTGTTGCCATAGCTTTTGGCCTACCTGTAAGCGGATCAAGCGTAGTAATACTACTTACGTCTACGCCCATAGCTGTTTCTGCACCTACTGTTTGTGCATTTTCTGCTGCATCATTGTAAGCTCTGCGTGTAAACTCATCAGCTTCAGCTTTTATAGTTTCCCATAACTCAGCTTCACCTGTATTTATTCTACGAACGCCAACTGGCTTATTAAAGACTTGTGTTTGTTGTCTAATTACAGCCATCTAAGGTGTCCCTCCTTTTGGTGTTGGTGCCATAGATTTTGAAAAATCGTGCAACCCATAAGCTACAGTTCCAGCTGCTTGATACAATGAAGCGCGCCTAGCATTTTTACCGCCACGACGAAGAGCCATAGCTTCTCTAGTTTTTGCGCTAGATTGTGCCTGTTTCTGAAAATCAATTCTGCTAAGATCTTTTGACACAATTTCTTTTTGCTTAGCCAAGAAAGCCTCAACAGACTTGTCTGAACCCACATCTCTACCGCTAGCATAAAACATAGCTACATTAGCTTCTGTTGCTAAATCATATTCATATCTACGATTAGCCGCTTGTTGCAACGCTAGCACTTCACCTTGCTCACGTTCAGTTTCAGTATTAAATGCGTCCATTCTGGCTGCATCTTCTCTTGCTTTTCCAGCTTGAATTGAACCAAACGCAGAAATAAACGTGCCCGCTAATTGAAAAATAGACATTATGTAATCAACTCCGATATTAAGCCATTAATTTGTAATGGCATGGGATCATCTTGTTCGATAGTAACTTGTGGGTTTCTACTATATCCTAAAAGCCTAACCTCTTTGTTGCCTGTAAATCCAGTAATATTACTAACCGTTCTATTATTTACTTTCAATGAATCAGATTCTTTAAGGTTAACAACAACTGTGCCTATACCCCTTATATCGCCTGTTACTGGGCCATTACCAGCTACTGTATCTACTGGATTAGTAATAATTTTAGATGTAAACTTTTTACCGATATAGTAATTATAGTATGCATCGTATCCTGTTACATCAATATTACCACCACTCACAGTAAATTCTCCTAAGTAAACACTACCACTACTATTACTTGCTATTACATCTACTGTGCCAGATGAGTACAAACTACTTACGTTTATAGTACCAATGCCATAACCTTTATGTAGATAATTATCTAAACCTATGTCATGTCTAAACTCAGTCAACACATAGTTACCATCTGCGTTTACACTATATGCAAACAATCTAGCTCCAATAGATGCTGTTGCTAAGAAACTGCCTTGCGTTGTAACCTTTGTCCAAGCTGCACGTTTTTCTGCTCTGTTAGAACTAAACAATGCCATATTCCCATCAGACATAACCAATGCAGCATATGATTCTTGAGTGCCAAAACCAGAATGCACTACAGCTATATCAACTGGATTGTTTATTAAATGTGTAGCTACTGTTGATACTGCTGTAGATATATACGCATCTTCTGAATCAGAATATATGTATTCTCTTACTGCTCTACCGCCACGTTCAACAAAAATAGTTGCACCATCAATAGATGTAGGCAATACAAACTCAGTACCAAATGGTGTTTGTTTTCTTATCTGTGCATTTGTTGGTGTTATTACTTGGTTAAGATATGTTGGTACATACAACTCGTCTGACAGTGTAAATATCTGCAAATCCCTATTAGATCTCATGTATCTAATTTCATTAACATCACCTGTAGCTGCAACTAAATTTATTGCATCAGTATCATTAGCATCGCCAACATCAAAATCAAAAAACTTACCAAGACTAGACATCCAAATTGTATCTGGCTCAGCTATAGTGCCACCAAAACATAATCTGTTTTCGTGAAATGTTACTGCAGCAGGGTATCCTCGTACTGCAGAAAATGATTGTTCATCCCAATTACGTGTAGCTGCACCTGATGTTATACTTACAAACCCACCGCCATCTTCTGAAGTGTTTGCATTTGTCGAAGCTAATACTATATATGTATTATCATCTATTATTTCGTTTATTGACCTAGTACCATTTATATGGCTAGCGTTTAAGCCACCAACAGCAACTGCATCAGAAATTGTAATGCTAGCGCCTTGGCTTAAGCCATGACTTAAATGTGTAATTTCAACTTTATTACTTCCATCTCTTGTTCTTAATGGATTTAAAACAGATAATCTTTGTTTTAAAGTTTTAATTATTGTAACGTTTGCAGCTATAGTGCTGCTTACATTTGTAATTAAAAGCTCGCATCCGTTATGACGCAAAGTTACGCCAACATGCGAACCATCTGTTTTAAAATAATGTGTACTTGTTGTTACGGTTACGTTAGTTAAACCTGCGCTAGTTGAATTGCATGTTAAAGTAACATTTGATGGATGAAATACACTGTATGGTTGCTTTGTATTTTGACCACTATAGTCTGTATCAAAACTAAATACACTAAGCTCGAATGCTGTAAGCGATGTACGTGTAAGCATACGAGGTGCAAACAGCGGATGGCATATAAACATTACATCACCATATTGTGCTGTAGTATATTGTTGCAAATAGTCTTCATTAAAAGGTAAAGCGTTGCTAGATGTATCTGCTGTAATTGTTTCTACTAAAATTATTGTACCACCAGTTAATAATCTCCAACAAAGAATATAACCTTCACCTATACCTATAAGATACTCTTCATTATCGTCAAAAATAAAAGGTGCTAAGTGTAATTTTTCATTTGCTTGTGTGTTTTTATATATAAACTTTGTTCCATAACGTTTTTTTACTGCACCTTCTGGCAATACAATCATGTTTTCTAAGCTTTGAGCAGAGGCTGCATAAATAGGACTATCAGTTCTCATTACAGTATTGCCGCTAATTTCACCGTACTGAAAGCTATTCTGTGGTATTCTTACTTTCTGCATTAGCTACGCCTTTGTGCTATAAACCTTGATGTCATTAACTTGCGTGTTGTTTGTTGTTGCGAGTCAAGTCGTCTAGCTTTTATCATTTGTCTTTCGGCTTGCTGATCCATCATACTACCTAAAGAAGCATCTCTAGCTATAGATATTGACAGCATTGCAGCTACTTGAAACTCTACAGCTAGCGTAAAATATGAAGGCCAATAAGCTTCACTAGCTCGATATATATAATCTGCTACTACAATTTCATTTGTCGATGTATCACAATAAACTTTGTCACCATATATATCATATATAATTGGATCATCGTTTACTGTAACTGCGCTAAGCATAAGAAGATCAGATGGCATTTGATATGCAGCATCAAACCTACTTGTAGGTGCAGCGGATAATCTATTTAATACTTGTTGGTTAGTTGCAAATCGCCAGCGTGTACTTGTCAACGCGGCTCTTGCTATGTCCTCATACATTGCGTCAACTACATCAGCCTCGGCTGTACCTTCATCAAATGATGAAATAGGAGAACCGCCCATAAGGACGGAAGCGCGTGAACATACTTTTATTGGTGTATTTGCTGGCATTTCTTCAACCTATATATTGGAGTTAAAGGGGGCCGAAGCCCCCTAAAATATTAGTTGTTGTCAAGAACTTCGTAAACGCCATTGTTGTCGATTACGACTGAACCCATTGACATCATTGATGTAGCTAGGTGTGCAACCTTTTGTGGTACATAGTTAAGCTCTGTTTGAACATCAGAGTTAATACCGATACCAACTGATGACGTATGGTATGCAAAGTTTTTACCACCAGCAACAGCAGACGTTGAGAAGATCTTAAATCCTAAGAACTCTTTCATTGTCATACCACCAGCAAACGGCAAGCTTTGTGGGCCTACATAATCACTTGATGCGAACTCATTGATGTTAAACAAGTCAGTGTATCCAGCTGGAGACATAGCAATATAACGCTGTCCGTCTTCTGGAATGTCAGCTGTACCCATTGTTTCAAACAATGTTAGTAAGTCAGCTTTTGCTAATGCGCCAGATGTGTCAGCGATTTGCGTTGAGTTTGCACCAGCATCCATTGCTGCTGTGATTAACTCATCTGTTTTACGGCCTAATGCGGCAGCAGCAGATTGAGCTACAACTTGACGCTCATTAATGTTGATTTTTAATTCGTCCAACTTATCAATGTATTCCGCTGCGTAGTAGTCAGCCATTGTGACTTCTACGTTAGTGTGCGCTAGTTCCATTGCTGTAACGTCTCCGTTACGAGTCTTGGTTGACGCTGTGCCTGTTCCGATTTTTTGGAATCTTGCTACTGATGCAGATACATTTGTTGAACGTACTGTGTTGCGAAGCTTAGAACCCATGCGTTGATACGCCATGTGGACTTCAGTTTCGAACTGCTTAATAAAAGCTTGGTCGATAGTATTAGCCATTTTCTTTTCCTAAATATAAAGTTTCGGTTACTCGGGTATCCGTTCCTTCACATCGACAAGGGTATCCAAATGGGCCTTTCAGTGCATCACGGGCCGTGATGTTTCACTATAAGCACTTTTTTGTGGGGAAATGCAACGCACAAAATCAACATAGTGATTAGAATTAAACTGAGTTACACCTATTGCTTCGAAGCCTAACCATGATGCCCAATCCAACATAAACTGGTGATCACTCAATATACGCATACACATTTCGTCCTGTGTTCTATCAAAAAATGTGACTAACATACGCGATCCACGCGCTATAGATGTAAAGTTTTTCTTAATATTCTTAGAAAACATTGCAAAAAACTGCGGTGTTTCTCTGCCATCTTCGTACCAAAGACCAGATATTGCAGTAAATACCTCACCTTCTTTGCGTACTAAGTAGCAATCAGAGTATTTCATCATCTCTTCAATGCATTCTCTAACATTATGATAGCCAAGGAGATTTATCTCCCTGACATTTTCTGGACTCAAGTTGGCAATTACTTCTTCAACATGGTCTTTTGTAAATGGCGTTAGGTAAAAATTACCACGCTTTATTATCTTAGCTTCCATAAAGCTTCTTAAAGCCAGCTTCTACTTGCCGAACAAATGCAGGGTCATTCTTACTCCAGTACCTAGGATCTTGCATCATTTCCTTTAGACTGTCCTCTGTAATACCAGCAGCAGGGTTTGCGTCTCCAGCAAATGCACCATCTTTCATAGCTTCTTGTATAGCTTCCATAGCAATAATACCTTCATGCGTTTCAAACATACGCTCTATTGCTGGCATAGTCTCACTAGGGAAAAACTTAGTAGCGAACATAGATGCCGCTTCTATCCGCTGATCTGAGTTTTCCCCTAGTTTTGCAGCTTCAGCATCGAGATCAGGAGCAGACCCATCTAATGCTTGAAGATACATCTCAATACCTTTTTCAAACTTATCTTGACCAAACCCATTGTCGTAAGACTGTTCAGCCCACCACTTGAGTAGCTCATTATCAACTGCTTCTTCATCGTCTACAAAGTCTGGTAATGCATATTCACCAGCAGATGCAGGGCGATCAGCATTCTTACTAGAGTCAAACTCTTCTTTAAACTGTGCGCGCAGATCTTCTTCTTTAGTGCCTAGCTTAGACTCTAGTTCTTTATAAGCTTTAGCTAAATCTTCACCACTCTTGTACTTTTCTGGCAACCATTCTGGTCTATCTGGCGCTGTGTCTTCAGCAACTACAAAGTCACGCTCCTCTGTTTCACCATGTGTAGACTGCTCTGATCCTACTGGTATGTCATTCATTTGTTTTTACTCCTATGTGCATGTGATACTCGACGCTCTAAAAGGCCAACGATATAACGCTGACCTTCATGGTGTCGTAGTTCTTCTGTGGTCACATTAGGCCCATGTACCATTTCAATAGTAACTGAACGCAAATACTTTAAGACAGCCTCACCAGCAGGGGTACTAAATGTTTCAGCAATATTCTGGCTAATTTCTAAATCTTGACTCGTAGCCCTTTGATAACCATCGACTCCGATATTAACTTTGCTGCTCAATCATTTCACCCTGTTGTTGTTGCGCTTGTTGTTGCGCCATTTGTTGCGCTAATGCAGCTATTTGTTTACGCTGTTCTTCATCGCGAATCAAGCTTTCAGGAACGCCAAACTTTTTAGCTAGATGTATAGCTGTTTGTTCGCCATCAATAAGTAGCTGCAACATCTCTGGCCCAAATGTACCAGCAACCATCTCTAGGAAACGACCAACACTAGAAATATCTTGATTAGATTGCGCTTGAGCTAACGGAGAAACAGAACGTATCTTAACTTCACGTCCATTTACTGTAGGTACATCAATGCGTCCTTGCTTTTTAAGGATGTAAATAACGCGCTGTAGCACTGGTTGGACTAATTCAGCTTGTAACCTACCGAAAGCAGCACCCATACGCCTAGAAAGGTCTGCCATGCGCTCTGCTACTTCTGTTGCTGACGCTGGTGTCTTGTCTGGATTACCTAACATATCGTTATATAGCGCACGTTTTATGTTTTGGCGCATATCACCTAGCACTAACTGGGCTACATCAAAGTTTCCTGCTGCACGAATAGGCTGCAATCCGCTAGATCCCATAGCTTTTGGTATAATAGATCCTGGGACTAACTGTATTGTATCTGGATTTATAACGCCATCATCTTCCATTTGGTATATGCCAGAAATAGCCATCTGTGCATTCTCAAGTATCATTTCAATGGTAAGATTTGTAGTTTTTATAGCAGATAATGCATTGATTAATGGGCCGCGACCATAAACTTCACCTGCACATTTAGACCAACGGAAACAAATGAATGGATTTGAACCGTTACCTTTCATTTGCTTGTAGTTTAATACAGTATTTGTAGTCATACAGAACGCATAACTAAGATAAGCCTCTTCATTCTTAACTGTATAGTCACGACATATAACTTCTAGTACAGTTGTTGTTTTATCTGACCCCATATAATTCATTACCTTAGGATCAAACGTACCATTTGGGTACATCATTTCTAAATGATCATACTTTACAGCCTTGCGTTCACGAAAAACGTGGTCAATTCTATCATCAGGGCCAGTATCTAACACCACATGGGGTAGCGGTATAGCAGAAAAGTTAACAGGATTAAGCGCATCACCTTCTTCTACACACAAAACACCAGTACCAACTGCTAAATCCATGAAGGATTCGTGTACTTCTTGGCTAAAGTTAGAGTTTTGCAGTATTTCAAAGACGTATTCTGTTACCTCGTCAAGCTCGTTATCAACAGATTCACGCTGATTTGGAGGAACTTCACTACCAGCCATGAGATCAGCCCACCTAGCAAAATTAGGTACAAGCCCAGATTGGAGGCGACTAGCAAACTCTTGCACACCCACCACTGCAGTCTCATCAAATATGCGATCATCGCGTCTTTGCCCAGCAGTTTCAGCGTAAAAACTTTCACGTTGAGGTAATGCATACTCATAACACTCCTCAAACAACGGAACCCAGTTCTCGCGAAAGGACTTGGCTTTTTCATACTTTTGTATGTACTGCTTAGCTGTTTTATCCATTAACCAAATCTACCTAAATATCCACCGCCACCTGCTGTAAACAAAGATCTGCGACCAGAACCACCACGTCCACCTGCTCTGCTTTCTGTACGACTCTCTATTGCTTCGCCAATGTCTTCACGTTTTTTTTCAGCTTTTTCTTCAATCTCTTTTTGTTTTACATCTTCTGCTGCTATACGAGCGTCCGCTGCAGCCTTTGCTTCAGCATCTATATCGGCTTGGCTTCTCTTATTACCGCCACCACACATATCATTCTCCTTGGTTGTTTTACATTGGTTGGCACAGAAAAGAATAATTTTCAATGCACAATTTAGAGTCTTGACCACAATCCTTGTCTGCGCTGTGGCTTCTTTCGGCTATCAAATACATTAAATGTTGACTTTGCAACAGTAGCAGACGCTGGTTTCTGGTTGTTTATTAAGGCTCTGCCCTCTCCAGCCCCTAACATTTGGTACTGTAATGCGTCATGTACGTGTGAAAACATATTTTTATCAGGCTTATCGGCGTATCTTTCGCCCGAAACCTCCATACGTCTGTATTGATACCCACCTTCAAAGCCTTTTATTAGCTGCTGGCAGCGAGGATCTATAAGAAATGCTGGCTTTCCGTCTGCCATTTTCTGTAATTGGGACGCAACACTCTCTAATCTTAGGTCAACAGAGTTAGAAGGAGCAGGGAAAGCACGCAAACCAGCACCACGCAGTAT